CAGAGATACAGAAGTTTTTAAATTCAAGGTTGATAAAATTCTTTCTCAATGTATCGCCAATACGAACTGGTTCAACAGCACCAGCAATATCTTTGCCAAGGTGACGAGCTTTAACATTGATGAATTTGTGAGTTCCAAAGTTGCGACCTTCTGTTTCAATTTCATCAGCTGTCTTGTTTCTCAAGATAAACATGTGAGAACAGAACTGCGTGATTCTATCGGACAGAGAGACGATGCTTTCATCATCAATAATATTTTGAGATTGGCGATTGTTTGTAATACCACTTCTGTTCGACTGAACGGAAGTAATCATTGGGATAACTGGATTACCGTCATGAAGGATTTCTTTTTGAATGCACTTCTTAAACTTATCGACCATCTCGCCAACGATCTGCCATTCATTTTTTCCGCCAGATGCTTCTGATGTGGTTTTAATGTAGTCAAATGAAAAGATCATTTGATTGCCGCGACCAACTTTACCGTAGTAGAATCTTTTCAGTGTCTTGATCATGGAATCAACATCCATGCCGCCGACATTATAATAATAAAATTTCATGGACTTGATTTTCGGCCAAGCTTCACGAACTTTATTCACTACGTCTTCACCAGCCCTGCGCCAGTCTCCAGTTTCTAATAGATGCATGGGAACTCCAGTGATGGCAGCGCACTGACGCATAATAAGTTCCTCCTTGCTCATTTCTCCATTGTCGAAGTGAAGCACAGGAACTCCGTATTTGATGCCAACTTTAGTGCTGTAATCCATGCACCATTGAGTTTTACCAACACCAGAACGAGCAACAACAACTGTAATATTACCTGGCCTCAAAAGAGATCCATAGATCTGATTGATTTTTGGATGCGGACCCATCATCCCGAATTCTTTGATCGGATTGTTTCCTCTCTCTTCGATGAGCGATTCCATCTCTTCATAGATGTTTTCAGGAACATCATTACCGATCTCATAAAGATTAATTCGAGAATTGTATACGTTGTCAGCTTGTTCAATAATCTGCGAATAAGGAGTCTCAGGAGAGACGTTTTTCATCTTCTTGGCGATCTCTTGAGCGGATTCAAAGATCTCGCGACGAATCGTATACTTCTTGAGTTCTCTAGAAGTCTTGATGAGATTGCCCTTTGGGACTTTTCTTAAAGCCAGCGAACGAATGTAATCAGATGGATTGACTCGATCCTCGAACGACAATCCTAAAGTATTGATGCGTTGAGCGATGATGACTTCATCAAGCTGCTCGCTGGCATCAATCGACTGTTTAATAATAATAAAAATAGTACTGTGTAGATTAGAATCCTCGGAGTAAAAGTCCTTGGAATTAATGAAATTAGAAATTTCTGAATAGCTTTCTGGCTCTTTGATTAGAGCGGCTAGAAGCTGTTTTTCGAGCTCAAGATTATAGATCATGCCTAATTATTGCTGTATAAATGTAAAAGTCAACTCACAAAATCACTCCAAATGATTCAAAAAGATCCTCACAAATTTTATCGTTTGGATAGATCTCGACGAGATTAATATCATTGATTTCACAGAACCTGAATTTCTTATCGTCTCTTTTCAACTGCTCAAGATATTTCATTCTATTTCCATGAAAGAACTTCACGTATTTAGTATGCTGAGCGCCTTGAACTTCAATAGCTATTTTTTTGTTTGCATTGTACAAATCAAATGATAGTCTAGTGCCGACCAATTTAAATTCCTCGAAAACAATGTCCGACTTCCAATACGGATAAAGGAAGTCTCTTACAGACAACTGGAATTTACTTTTGCTTTTGCCGTTCCAATCAACTAAATACTTTTTAGCATTTCTGAGTTCAGCTGTTGAACCAGATAATGTTTTAAATTTCATTGGCGATTGTTTTCTTGAAGTAGTTGACTAGAAACTCACACAGTTTTTTATCTGATTCAATGAAGTTGAACAGAGCCTCTTGACCTTGGATCTTTTCAAATGCGGCAAAACCATTTTCCACAAGAAGCTCATCGAATTCTTCTGTTGCAGAAATCCAAGAAGTCTTCTTGGTCAAGAATTCCCAAAGAAACAAAAGATCAACAACTTCCTTTTCTACCCAAATAGAGTTTCCGTTGGTTCTTCCATACTTGATTGGATATGGAATGGTCAAATTAGTTTTTTCATTCGGAGATTTCTTGACAGTTACTTTGGCGAAGTGTCCAACTGGAGGATTGTTGATCAAGTCAATCTTTTCTGTAGGATTTTTGAGAATGATGTCTCCTTTGTTTCTAGATTCAAATTCTAGAATCCAGTTTGCAAAGTGAAGTAGCGCATTACCGCCAGTTGCAGATGTCTGCCTAATCGGAGCTTTCGAATAGGGATCTAACTTGATGTCAGCGCGAACCTGACTAATGAACACAGCGATATGGCCGCGCTTTGCCAATCCGATAGATAGTCTCTTCATGAAGTTTGCCGCAATAACAGCGCCACCAGCAACCTTATTGGAATCTTCGAAGTTCTTATCGAGATCTCCTTTTGTGATCAATCCATCTACAGAATCAAGCAAGAAATAATAAAGATTAGCTTCTTCGTTTTTTGAAACAAGCTGACGCATAACATCTACAACAGTTTCGTAGATGTTGCTTTCAAATACAAAGCAAGTTCCCTCCTGCCATTCATCAGCAGTAAATACGAATTTGATTCCAGATCGATCTCGCATTTCTTGCGAGAGGCGACCTTCAGCCTTGATATAAAAACCTTTTGCTTTGGGAGTTTTTTGCAAAAAGTTCTTCATAAACGAAAGAGCAGCAGAAGTGTTGTGCGTTAAGATATAATCTTTAGTTACATACAAAGAATCTAAAGAAGAGACTTTGATACACACACTTTCTTCTTTGCCAACGAGTCTAACGTCTTTAATAAAATGGCAGAAATTTAATTGCCTGAACTTCAGATTGTCGATCTTTCTTTGAATCGAGGATGGGATAATTTCTTCTGGGAAATGCATAGAAGCGATAAAGCAGTCTTTGCAAATGATTCTCTTTCCGTCTTTATTAATATAAGATGACTTTTTGAATCTTTTCCGTGCAATAGCGCCCAAAGATCGAGCGATATCAATAACGTCGTTGATCAATTGTTCGGATGTCGAATAATATAGAACTTCAGATTTTTTAGAATTAATATATCCATCTGTATCAATCAAGCCTCGAATCAAAGCGATTCGCTGATCAATAGATGAGAACTTGTATTCTTCAGGAATGAATTTTTCATGAGACTTCAATCCATACAAACCTTGATTCCTTAAATCATCAATAAGAGGATTATTTTTTAGATTGGGAAAACTGATTCTTTTTGTGATTCCTGTTTCATCAGAAACGTTGATAGCGAATCCATAATACCTATCGACAGAGGATAGGTCTTTTTCAACACCATCCCAAACTTCTTGATCGATATTGGAAATCATCACAGACTGAGTGATTCCTCCATCACCTAAAATTACTCCGAGAAGATATGGAGGTATAGAAAGATCCTTTTTTTCGAAAACGATTGGTTTAACGATTCTAACAGAATGGTTAACGTTTTTTCCATATCGAAGAGTATCTTTAATAGTTTTAAGATCTTTAACAGATTTCGACTTTAAACTATGACGCTCTTGGAATGAAGAGGTTTCCCATAAATGTTCGATACCACATCGAGTAATCGAGCCGTCGTCAAATTCCACTTCGTATACATCTTTTTCTCCTTGTGGGAAAACAGCGAGAACGGATTGGGGCTTGCCATTGGAATCGATTACTGAGTCTCCGACTTTCAAATCGCCTATTTTAACCCACCCGCTAGGAGTTAACACTGGCTCAGAAACGGGCTGTTCTTTACCTCCTTCATTCATTCCAACAAATCTGTGTAAACCTGGTCCAAGACCACCTCCCAAATGCAAGTCTAATTGCAGAGAACCGCTAGAGACTTTATAATCAATCGCTTCTTCGAAATTATAATGATCTGCAACGTTCTGCTTTAAAAATGAATGTAAAATATCACTCGACTTCTGTACTTCTTTATCTTTGGTTTTACTCATGCAAAAAATCTCTAATTGTTTTGGTTGTTTTCGGAAGCTCACAATCTTCACCAACCTTATCTCCTAGATGATAATCCTCATACTTAGAAAGATCAATACAATAATTAAAAGCTCTAAACTTTTGATCCATTGTTTCCTTTAGTTTGTCGCACACTATATATGCCAACGAATCGAATTTCTTGTCGAAAGAAACGATGTTCATGAACTCAAGAGAATACCTCTCGCAGAGATCATTTAAAAACTTCATCTCGCGCATATAAAACAAACGCTTGTCCCGTGCAGGAACAAGCGTAAGTCGGGCAAGTATATGTTTTTTATTGATTTTAGACTTCGCCATGCTCAAGTCTATACTCATTCAAATCATTTGCAACCATTTTCTTCACTAAATCTTTGAAAGAGGTTTTTGGTTCCCAGTTAAGATCTTTTCTTGCTTTTGTAGAATCTCCTAAAAGAAGATCTACTTCTGCTGGTCTATAAAACTTTTCATCTATTGCTACGAGTTTAATTTGAGGAAGACCCACGAAATCAACTAAATAATTAGGAAGTAAATAAAGAGTATCAAGGTTTTGACCAAACCAAATTCCTTCAATTCCAGCGGCTTCAAAAGCTAGTTCGACAAATTCTTTAATTGTGTGGGTTTCGTTGGAAGATAAAACGTATTCTTTTGGTTCTTCTTGATTAAGCATCAACCAAACACCTTCGACAAAATCTTCTGCATCACTCCAATCTCTTTTCGATTCTAAATTACCAAGCATCAAAGGCTCAAATGGAATTTGATTTTCGATTGCGTGTTTAATTCTAGCGACATTTTTAGTAATTTTGCGAGTCACAAATTCTTCTCCGCGACGAACTCCTTCGTGATTAAACAACCAGCCTTGAATAGCATAAAGATCATACGAGTCTCTATATACTTTAACCAAATGTCGAGCAGAGGCTTTTGCTGCTCCATAAGGACTACGTGGACGAAGAGGATGCTCCTCTGACTGAGGAACAGTCACTACGTCACCAAACTCTTCAGAAGAGCCAGCATTATAGTATCTACACTTTGGAGCAAATTTTCTAATAGCTTCTAGTTGATACAAAACTGGCATACAGTTTGTATTAAAGTGATTGACTGGCATAGACCAGCTGTTGCCGACAAAAGAGTTTGCGGCAAAATTGATAAAGTAGTCTGGCTTTTCTACTCTGATCACCTCTTCTACATTTTGTGCATCTGTGATATCGAGATCAATAAGTTTTAATCTTAGATTTCCAATTAAATGTTTAATATTTTTATGATTTGGAACACTTAATCTTCGAACTCCAGCAATGATTGTATGATCTGTATTTTTCAATAAATAGTCAGCCATAAAGCTACCATCTTGACCAGTTATTCCTGTAATTAAAATTTTTTTCATTATAAAATTTTTCTATTTATATACCAATCTTCGTATGGTTTTTTATATACTGATGGATGCTCATCCAAGCATGGAGCATCTTCTACTACTCTTTCAAAATTGTTGTTGCTTAATAGTTCAAACAATCTATTTTTATTGAATGGACCATTTAAATATAAATTATGTTCAATCGTAATCAAGTCGATTTGCCACTTATTAAAATCAAAATGTTTCAAAGCATCAAATTCTGCTCCTTCAATATCTATTGATAGATAATCTATTTTATTTGTTGTGCAATTTTTTTCTAAAATATTATTTAAAGTGTCGCATTTAATTTGATAGCCAGAATTTTCATCGCAAATAGCATCTTCATTAAAGTTGCAAACTCCTTTATAATCTGTAACTGCCAAATTCATATTTAAAGAATTTCTATTTTCGCATAAATGTTTAAATACAAAAGGGTTAGCTTCGATGCATATTCCGCTCCAGTTTAATTCTTTTTCTAAAACAAATGTGTTGCTTGTTCGTATTCCATCATAAGCGCCAATGTCTAAATAGTATCCATTGGTTTTAAATTTTAAATATTCACAAACCCATTTATCTTGATTTGATTGAGAGTAATACATTTTATTTTTTTAGA